TGCTGAGCAGTATCTGGAACAGGTTGCGTATCGGCGCGTCACAAATGGCATTAGCCTGTGCAAATCCTTCGATGCTTACCGTTCATGGGTGATCGTCGAGGCAGGGCACTTTGATGCCATCCAACTGCCCGACGGCACTCTTCGAAAACACCCTCGCAGTATTTCTTTTGCCAACATGGACGAGCATGAGTTCCAACAGCTGTATAAAGCTGCGCTCGATGTCCTTTGGCGCTGGATCTTATCTAAAGCCTTCAGAAACCAGCGTGAGGCCGAGAACGCAGTTGCGCAGCTCATGAGTTTCGCGGGGTGATGGGGATGAAGCATACCTGGTTCCATCATACAGATTGCACAACCCAGCAGGCCGAAGAGCTCATGGCGGAATACCAGCGCCGCGGCGTAAAGGTAGAGCGCAGCCTGAACTCCGACTATCTCACCTGGACCGTCAGCGTTCGGTTGCCGGAAAGCAAAAATCCACCGCGCACCGATCGACGGTGGCGAAACCGGATGTGGGGGTGAACGTGAAGACTTATCAAATCACGTTACCCTGGCCGCCGAGCAACAATCGCTATTACCGACACAACCGAGGGCGGACGCATATTAGCGCCGACGGCGTCGCCTATCGGAACGCCGTGGCCATGATTGTTCGCAAAAGTCTGCTGAATATCCGCACGGCCGCACCGCTCAAAATGCGTATTGAATGCCACATGCCTGACCGCCGGCGCCGCGATCTGGATAACCTGCAGAAAGCTGCATTCGACGCTTTAACCAAGGCGGGTTTCTGGATGGATGATTGCCAGGTTATCGATTACCGCGTTGTGAAAATGCCGATCGTGAAAGGCGGGCGTCTCGAACTGACTATTACAGAACTGGAGGCCCCATGAGTCCAGAGCTGGTCGAAATATTCCGCATACGTTGGCAGCGTCTCCGCGTTTATCGGCGCCCCGGTTCGGTGCTGGTGGACTATCGCATCCTTCGTAACTTTATTCGCATATACCAGATGGCAGGAGCTGCAGTATGAATCTCGAAAACACTGTGAAGTATCACTTCGCAAAATCTACGCTGATTGGCGACTCACCGCGCGCAACTGCCTCGGACTCGTTAACAGGTACGGATATCATGGCTGCCATGGGTATGACCCAGGAACGGGCCGCATTGGGCTACAGTGCCTTTCTCGGGAAGATGGGTATCAGCAACAATGACCGGGAGAGGGCGATTGAGTTGCTGGCCCAGTACGCGCTGACCAAGTGCGATCGGGTTGCGGCATTACGGAAGCTCGATGCAAAGATTAAACCACTAGTGATGCACCAGCTGGCCATCTTCGCGTTCGAAGACTATTCCCGCAGCGCTGCCAGCGTGAAGCAGTGTGATGGCTGCAATGGGGAAGGGTTTATTGACGCTGAGGTTTTCAGCATGAAGTCTCACACTCCGGCAAAAGAGAAGAAGTTCGTGAAGATGTCTTTGCACATGGGCGCAGAGGATATTCATCCTTCTGAGTATGAGGTACGGAGGCAGGTCAGGGAGGTTGCACGCGTTCTCTGCCCTCAGTGTAAGGGGAGGAAGGTTGTTAGTTGTGCCTGTAGAGATTGTCATGGACGCGGGAAAGCCATTAATCAGGCTCTTACTGAACAGCAGGGCGTTCCGGTTCTGGCTAATTGCAAGCGCTGCAGTGGGCGCGGCTATGAGCGAATCCCTTCAACTGAGGCGTATGCAGCTGTTTGCCGTATAACTGATGCCATCACGCTAGATACCTGGAAGAAGTCCGTTAAGCCATTCTACGATCAGCTAATCACCAAGTTTGATATCGAAGAAGCGTGGGCTGATGAGCAGCTGAAGCAGATAACAAAATAGGGCGTTATTTTATCGTGAGCTATTTACTTTTCCCGAATCTGTGGTAATTTTGCTCTAACGATGGGTTATTGCCTTCGTTTAAAGCCCTGCGGTTAACACCGTGGGGCTTTTTTATGTTTTTCCAGAGCGCACTTCTGTACCTGTGTGATTCTTCCGTAATTATCTTTTAACTAAAATCGCTTTACCATCTACATGTGATTCGATTTTATATTGTCTTAATTTTTTAATGGCCGATATGGACCCTGCTCCAGTCGCAATCGCAATTGCTGCCGTGGTTGCTGGTAATCCAATGCTGGCTACTGCAGCCGGTGCAGCAATAATTGATAATGCGGAGCTAGTTCCTCCCGTCGCGGGTGTCATAGCAAATGCTGCATACGCGATGCTAATTGCGCCAATAGCAATAGCCCATGTAACTGCGCCGCTGGCGACGATTTTTACAGTACCCTTCGTTATATCACCAGTGACTTCTATTTTGTTTGAACCACAGGCTATTGCGTTTGCAAGGTCTTTGTAAGTAGAGACTGTCTGCATAAAAATTTCCCAGAGTAAATGTTCATATCATTATCGGTAGAACACCCATTCAGCTTTAGTCATATCGGCTAATCGCCTAAAAACTTTCAACACCCGCTAACTACGCGAGGTGAGAGTATGTATCGCATGGACAAACTAACCACCGGTGCTGCGTACGGCGCTTCTGCCGGGAGCATCCTCAACGGCATGCTGAATGCCTACAGCCCCGAGCAGTGGAACGCTATAGGTGTGCTGGTGGGCATCATTGTTGCCGTTCTGACATACCTGACAAATCTTTATTTCAAAATCCGCGAAGACAACCGCCGCAGCAGGAGCCGAGATGAACCCGACACTCAGAAATAAGCTGGTGGGCGCCATTGTTGGCGGATCCGGAGCAATTACCATTGCTGCAGTAATGCTGGGTAATGCGGATGGTCTGGAAGGGCGTCGCTATTACGCTTATCAGGATGTCGTAGGTGTCTGGACTGTTTGCGATGGGCACACCGGCGCTGATATTCGACGCGGCCACCGCTACACCGATAAAGAATGTGACGCTTTGCTTCAATCCGACTTGCGCAAGGTTGCTGCATCTATCGACCCGCTGATTAAGGTCCATGTTCCCGAAACCACTCGGGCCGCGCTTTACTCTTTCACCTATAACGTGGGAACTGGAGCTTTTAGCAGATCGACGCTGCTGAGGAAACTGAATGCCGGTGATGTTCCGGGTGCATGCAAAGAACTGCAGCGCTGGACGTATGCTGGTGGAAAACAGTGGAAGGGGCTGATCACCCGTCGTGAGATTGAGCGAGAAGTTTGCGAGTGGGGCCAGGAATGAGCAGAATCACAGCTGTTATCTGCGCATTACTGGCCTGCCTGTTGGTATCGATGGCGTGGGCGATTAATTACTACCGCGACAACGCCATCACCTACAAAGACCAGCGTGATAAGGCCACTGAAAAGCTCAGCCTGGCTAACGCCACTATCACTGATATGACAACCAGGCAGCGAGATGTTGCTGCGTTGGATGCCAAATACACGAAGGAACTGGCCTATGCAAAAGCTGAAAATGTTGCTCTGCAGCGCAAGCTTGATAATGGTGGTCGGGTGCACGTCAAAGGCAAGTGTCCAGTGCCAACCTCAACCGAAACCGCCAGCACCTCCGGCATGGGCAATGATGCCACCGTCGAACTCTCTGATGTTGCTGGACGAAACGTTCTCGGTATCCGATCAGGAATCATCAGCGACCAAACATCCCTGAAGGCGTTGCAGGAATACATCAACACGCAGTGCCTAAGATAAAAAAGCGAGGGCTAGCCTCGCTTAGATTACTCAGCCAACTTTGCGATAGGGGTAGCCAGCTTTTTTGATGTGGGCATCAAAATACTGGCCTTTTGAAGGCGCGCTCATTAGTGCCGTGTACACGGAATAGGGAACCCGAGAGTACTGATAAATGCCACTGCTATGGAATGCAATTTCCAGAGTTGAAGTGGCCTGGTCATAACCGACTGATTGGAGATTTGAAGATGAAACAGGTTGACGAATCAAAGCGGTTTCCTCGTTTAAATGGGAAGAGTCCCGAGGAAATCGTAGAGCTATTCAAAAGTTATAACTTTGTCGATGATCATGGTCATCGACTGGATATGTGCCAGGACTTCAAAGATTTGGTTGAGCTTGCCATTAAAGCGCAGACCTGACCGCATTACAGAAGCTCTTCACTGAGGGGCTTCGATAATGTATTGCCACAGTTGATATTTTATTCTTGGCCCCAATCTTCTAATGGACACAGATAGGCTGTGGTAAAAGGAGAATGAAATGCTTGAAGGGTATTTTGGTCTGACTGATCCTGGGGTTTCGAAAGAAGAGCATCAACGCTTACTTGCGGTTAAAGCGGCACTGGAGATTGCTAAGGCATCAGCTTCCTCGGCGTCCGGCGACTCATCTGGTGGGACGATGTATCAAGATTTAGATTTTGCGGCTAGCAAACTGTCTGAGCTGGCAGATGCAATTCAGGATGCATTAGACTTGGAAAGTGAATAACTCCCCATTCTGAGGGGAAGTTGTTATATGACCATCACAAAGGCCACCTTCGGGTGGCTTTTTTAATGGCTATAACCCTAGGAATATGACCATGGCAAAACCGGACTGGGGCGAGCTTCAGCAACGGTTCCTGTCCGAACATGCCGCTACCGGCGTATCACCGAAGGAATGGTGTGAAGCGCAGGGACTGAATTACGCTACTGCCCGTCGATATATCAAAAAACCTTCTGCACAGACTGCGCAAAAAATTGCGCAGAAAAAAATGCGCACTGCGCAGAAAGAACAAAGCGCAGAAGAGCTGGTGGACATCAAACTCAGCGCGAAGGTAAAGCGCTTCATTGCAGAATATCTGAAGGACAACAACGCCACTGCCGCCGCTGCACGGGCTGGCTATAGTGACCCGAACTATGGCCGCCAGCTCATAGCGAATCCTAACGTTGCGCAGGTCATTGCGCAGCAGCAGAAAGCCTCCATTGCGCGCACGCTCGCCGATGCTGATGAAGTCCTCGCTCAGATGTGGCAGCTCGCCACTTTCGATGCAAACCAACTATCCCAATATCGACGCGGGGCGTGCCGTTACTGCTGGGGCTTCGGTCACCATTACCAGTGGCGCGATATAGTTGAGTTCGATGAAGAGACGGCAAAGGCCGAGGGCAGAGACGGTGCACGACTGCCGGAAGACACTGGCGGTTATGGATACGACCACAACCGGGAGCCAAATTCAGCGTGCCCGCGGTGTAATGGTGACGGTATTGGCCAGCCTTATTTCCCCGATACGCGCAAACTCCCTGCGGTATCCCGGCTCGCTTATTCCGGTGTGAAGGTTGGCAAGAACGGTGTTGAAATCACCGCCATCAGCCGTGAGCGCATGTTCGAAGCGGTGATGAAGCGGCTTGGCGTGGCTGATAGCGAGTTCGCGCAGCGGTTGCAACAGATCGAACTCGACCGCCGTCTTCTAGAAATCGAGAAACTCCGTAAAGAGCTGGCCGGTGATGGTGAGAGCGATGAACCAACCCCAGTGCAGATCAATATCAACGTAGTGGATGCGAGGGCAGACGATGGGGATCAGCCCGACACTTAACATTCCTCAGGCGCGCTTCCTCGCGATGCAGCATAAGTTCAAAGCCTACGTTGCCGGTTTCGGTTCTGGTAAAACGTGGGTGGGTTGCGGCGGCATCTGCAAGGGAATGTGGGAGTTCCCGAAGATTAACCAGGGCTACTTCGCGCCGACGTACCCTCAGATCCGCGACATCTTTTATCCCACCGTTGAGGAAGTTGCCCACGATTGGGGCCTGAGCGTCAAAATCAATGAGGGGAACAAAGAGGTCCATTTCTACGAAGGGCGGCGTTATCGCGGAACAACGATCTGCCGCTCGATGGAGAAACCCGGCTCAATAGTCGGCTTCAAAATCGGAAACGCGATGGTGGATGAGCTGGACGTTATGCCGGCGGCAAAAGCGCAGCAGGCATGGCGAAAAATCATCGCGCGTATGCGTTACAACGTTCCGGGTCTGCGAAACGGTATTGATGTCACCACAACACCGGAAGGCTTCAAGTTCGTCTATCAGCAATTCGTGAAGGCGGTGCGGGATAGGCCTGAACTGGCTGCCCTGTACGGATTGATTCAGGCCAGCACGTTCGACAATGCGAAGAACCTCCCTGACGATTACATTCCGTCATTGCTCAGCTCATACCCGGACGAGTTGATCCAGGCCTATCTGCGCGGCAAGTTCACTAACCTGAACAGCGGGACGATTTACCACACCTTCAACCGTAAACTTAATAACTGCACTGACGAGATTCAGGACAACGATCCACTGTTTATCGGCATGGACTTCAACGTGGGGAAAATGGCTGCGATTGTTCACGTGAAACGCAACAGTCTGCCGCGCGCCGTTCGTGAGCTGGTGAAGGTCTACGACACCCCGGCGATGATCAAACGCATCCAGGAGGAGTTCTGGCGATACGAGGATGGCCGCTACGTTAAAAGCCGGGAGATTTACATCTATCCGGATGCCTCAGGTGATTCCCGCAAATCGCAGAACGCCAGCAAGACCGATATTGCTCAGCTTAACGACGCCGGATTCAGCGTTATCGTCGATGATGCCAACCCGCCGGTTAAAGACCGCATCAACTCGATGAACGCCATGTTCTGCAACGCTAACGGTGAACGCCGGTATCTGGTGAACGTCCAGAACTGCCCGGTCTATACCGAAAGCCTCGAGCAGCAGATATGGGCGGCAAACGGCGAACCGGATAAATCAGCAGATAACGATCACCCCAACGACGCTGGCGGGTACTTCATCGTGAAGGATTACCCGATCGTGAAGCCAGCCTACTCAATCACCATGGACACCACTTTCTGATATGGCAAACGACGACATCACCTGGGTTCGACCAGAACACCGGGCGGC